CGTCTGACCAGGTGTATTCTACCAGGGTCAGTAATTCTTAAATTTCGTTGTACCCACAGTTGTTTACCCTTAATACTGTTTTTATCGTGTGGTGTATATGCTGATAAAATATGTGGTTTAAACTTCTCTATGTATGACCATAATTTTCTACCATCTTTAATCCATGGTAGTGTCGGCCAAAACATAGGATAGTTTGTAATAGGTTCCCATTTAGCATTACTCATTGGTGCTTTTAACCAATCATTAGTATCTGAGTAACCATTTGCTTGCATAGGTCCAGGCATTGATGGATCTTTAGATTTAAGAGTAAACATCTTATCAATGCCTGCTACGAAATCACAAAGTACACCATCCATATCACAGTAGATAGTTGGGAGACCGTCCTGTTCTTGGATCAGGTGTATATACTTGGCCTCCGCTATAGCGGAGAAGTTCATTTTATTTTACTGCCTTACTAATTGCTTTTCTTCTTTTGTGAAGATATTTGTCTGAACTATCAACATCGCCATCGTTGTCAATGTCTTTGTCTTTTCTATCAGCAAACTTTTTCTTAACAGCTTTAGGTTGAACTTTGTCCATACCTTCACCATCGTCAGATTTGTCATTAGTGTTGTCTTCCATTTTACCACCAGTTTTAAGTGGTTTAGACCTTAAACCAATATTTTTCTTTGGTACTGCAAGTACATTGTCATCAATTTGTTTCTCTAAGTCTTTTGCTTGAGCAGCGTGTGCTTTACTTGCTTTCTTAAGCATATCAGCAGTTTTCTTTACTTCACCTTCATCATCTTTTGCAAGTGCTTCATTTTTAGAATACATTACATCTATGATTGATTGTACTAAACTAGTTACTTTGCCTTGTTGAGCAGCTGCAATCTCTTTGTTCAAATCTTCACCATGTACTTTTACAGGACCTTTGTCTTTTGACTTAGATTGTTTCTGTGCCATGTCTTCATCTTCTTTTTTATTTTTCTTTTGAGCTTGCATATCTGCCATACCTTTTCTCATTAAGTTGGCATTTATTTTTCTTTGTGAACTATCTACTGCACCCATAGGTTTTTTAGCTTGAGTTTTTTTAATAGTTTGTACACCTGCATTTGATGTAGGTGTGTTTGCTTGCATTTCTCTTTGCACGCCTTCTTGGTTTAGTTCTGCTTTTGCTTTTTCTGCCTGTACTACTTGACTATCTGCAACTTCAGGTTTACCACCTACTAAGTTGTTTTGTTTGCTAGTAATATCAGCAATAGTTTTTGCTAGTGAACCTTCTTTTGGTTCGCCAAAATAATTGGCATTCCATCCTAGCGTTTGTTGTTTTTTATCTGACATTTTAGTCTCCCTTTATTATAAGTCTGTAAACTTAATTTTTCCTCTTGGCATTTTAATACCAAATTTATCTCTTACCATATCCACAACTTCTGGTGGCATTAGATAATTCATTAGATTTGCTAATGATTTTTTTTCTTCAGTTGAACCTCTCATCATTTTAGATATTCTTGCTAAAACTTTTGGGTCAACACTTTTAAATTTTGATTTTTGTTCTTCTAACATATCAACATCAATATATGGTACTAATTCTTCTGGTAACTGTGACCATTTCATACCATGGTTAATAACTAATCTTGCTTTTGCCGCTGAAGACACAATTGGTAAATCTGCTTTTACTAATTTTAACAATTGTGGTTTCTGCAACCTTTTTAAAATTTTTCTTAACTTATCAAATTTGTTTAAAGCAATTCCTGTTTCTTTACCTTTTAAAGGTTCATATTCTTTTTTCAGTCTTGCTATTTGAGCATCAGTAAATTCATTTAAGTCTTCTCTCATATCTACTTTAAATCTAAATCCTGCTCTTTTGAGTTTTTTCATAACACCATCAGCATCATCCATATTCTCAAACTCAATAGAACCTTTATCAGCAATCATACTCATATATCCTGGATTAGCATGACCCATATTTTTATATAACCATCTTTCTGCTTTTTTAACAGTTTGATTATTTGCAAATTTTAAACGAAGAAATTTAGCTTTCTTTTCATTTAATTCTTCCATAAGTTTATCATGGTTTGCTTTTGCATAGGCAATAGCGTCTGCCTCTTTGTCAAATAGTTTTACTTCGTTACCATCTTTATCAAAGACACAAAACTTATCTGGATTTCTTTTACTTCTTGCGACATGTTTCGCAGGATCCATATTCATATCTTCTTTTGCCATATCAGGATTGTACATTAAATAATCATATACTGAATTAACATAATCTTTTGCTTTAGTTATTTTAGATTGTACCCATGCCTCTAAAGGATTACCTTCGTCTGTCATGCCTTGCATTGCTGAAGATAACTCTAATGCTTTATCAGAAATCGCTTCTAATTCACCTCTTGCCATAGATACTTCATGGTCGTCATCACCTGCAGGTTCAATTGCTTCTTTTCTTAAATCAGATATCTGTTTTTTTAAGTCTGCAATCTTCTTTGCTTTATCAAGTTTTGCCTGTGCGTTTGCAACAGGATCCTCTTTTGCATATATTTTTTTGTAGGCTTCCGCCATTGTTTGTTTATATCTACTCATAACTCTACTATTTATACGATTAATTATCTACTGGTGCATTTGCACGCCATTGATAACAAGACCAGTATCTTGCTTTGGTTTTAGGTCCTGGATTATCACAATTATGTCTTGCTCTAAAAGACTTACGCCTCGCTGGGTCGTCTCTTTTAATAGATAAACCAGTAGTATCACCAAAAGACACTTTCTTTACTTTATCGCCATCTTTAACATATACATAAAATTTCTTACTACCACCTCTGATTGGGTCATTAAGTTTTACCTTTTTACCCTGGTACTCAGCTTCAGTAATAGGCAAGTCTTTGTACTGTTGTTCACAAATAGCGTCTATTTCTTCTACTTGTTTAAATGATTTCATTTTTAACTCCTTATAATAGTTTGGGTGTTTCCACTCAAATGTCATTATTTCCCTCTTACTCTCGCCGCTAAGTCTTTATCTGCTTTACCCCAAGTACCACTTGATTTAGTAACAAATGAGTTTACTCTAGCAAGACCCCATTGTTGAGGTGTTGTACCTGGTCTATGACCTGTTCGCCAAGCTGCAACGCCACGATTATAAACTTTTCTTAATATACCTGCTGGCATACCAGATTTTTCTGCTTTCTTCTTAATCGCTGCTGTAGCAGTTTCATCAATTGAAATATCTTCTAGCATTTCTGCAACTGTATTATCTAACTCTATTTTCCAATCAGTTTGATATTTGTCTTTAAACATTTCAATAGTTTCAGGTAATAATGCCCAATCTCTAATATCGTTAGCAGATAAATCTTCATCTACTTCGCCAAACATCTTCTTAAATTTTTGTGTATGTTTACTAGGTCTAGTTTTACCTTTACTATCACCTGGTGCAGGTTTATATGCCGCTGGATTGTCGTCATCCATTTTTGCACCTTTTTTAAAGTGTGCGTCTCTAGCAGACTTAGTTGATTTCTTTAAACCAGAATAGTATTTTTTAGGTTGCGTACCAGATTTCTTTTTGATATCTGGATCTTGTGCAACTCTATCAACACCTTCAAACTTTGCAAGCGCTCTATCTGCCACAAGTTTTTCGTAATCTCTTTCTTGTCCTGGTGTAACTTGACTAAACTTTCTAGTATTACTTTTCTGGTCATCACTAATATGTGTATCAACATAACTGTCATAAGTTTCTGGTTGACCAGGTGTTTTGACTTTTTGTTTTGACTTTTTATCTTTCTTCTCGTTATCAGTTCTTGCTTTGTCTTCGTCATCTGTATTTACATCTTGTTGATTTGAAGCTGCGTTGATTTCTTCGTCAAACGTTTTGAATGATACTAGTCTATCACTATTCTTTTGTAATACTAGTTTCTTTTGGTCAACGTTTTCGTTGATAACTTCTTCGTCAATAGTTTCAGCAGGTACGATATCATCTAACCATGCTCTTTTTACACCACCATCTTCCATTTCATATTGTACATAATTAGGTCCTCTTTTAATAATCTTACCAATACTACCATCTTTTAAATTTTCAACTGTTTCATTCATATTAAATATCTCACCATTGTGATAATTTTCTCTTATAACTCTTAACTCATCACTATCACTACTAGGCGGTACCATATCTTCTCTAACTCCCATTTGATTTTTTAAATCTTTAAATAGTTTCATAGCGTCTTTCTCCTTTGTGTTCTTCATTAGACCACTCCTAAAATCTTTATAATTGTTTTGTTTTGCAAGTGCTCTCATTTTACTAGCAGACATACCAGTAACGCCTTCAGCGTCTGGATCTCTTTCACCTGCACTCACTACATTAACAGTATCGAAATTGTAATCTTTACCGTTGTATTTTTTAATTAGTTTTTTAAACTCTAATACTCTATCACTACCTGCAACCATATAAACATCTGTATATCTTTTATCAAATCTATTCTTTAATATTTCCATAAATGTTCTTTCGTTACCTGTAGCGGGCATTAGTTGTATACCACGAGGGTATATTTTCTTCAAATAATCTAGTTTTTGTTTTGCTGTTAAAGGATTTTTGTTTTTATCCTGTGAAGCACTAACATACAAAACAGGCAAACCTTTCACTCGTTTTGCCATAGTAATTACTTTGTCAATCAACTTTTGATGACCTATAGTAGGTGGGTTTAAACGACCAAATGCAAATACAACTGGTTGTTTTCTACCAACTTTACTTCTTAGTAATTCTTTTAATGTTTTCATCTTTTTCTTTTTTCTGCTTCTTTTCTCATCCATTGCTTAGCAATATGACTTTCTATTGGTTTCTTCACAAACTTGGCAACTTGTTTATAAACATTCATTATAATATTCTCATCTGCTTTATTGTTATCTACAATAATCATTTTTTGTTGACCAAATAGTCTTTGAAACTTACCAATATTTCTTTGTACAGTATTCCAGTTTTTCTTTAGTATCTCTGGCGGAACAGTTCTATCTCTTTCTGCATTTCTTGCCATCGCTACATCTAAACTAGTATTTACAAATATCATATAACAATCATAACCCATTTGTTTTAATAACATAACTGGTCTTGCTATACTATCATAATCTCTACCTGTACTATCTACCACAAGACCTAAACGACCTTGTATGTAATTCTCTAACGCTTTACCCGTTAACTCTTTTGCTCTTATTCTTATAGGGTCTCTTTGTTTTGCCTCAACGTCTGGCATCTTCAAAGATAGACCTGCCTTTTTTAAACCTTGTTCAAATGCTCTATCACTATTTACATTTTTAAGACCCATACCACCTGTAACTCTTGTTGTTACATAAGTTTTACCTGAACCAGGACCACCTGCAAGGAAAAATGCCTTGAATATGCCTGGGTCATATAGACCTTCTTTTAATATAAATGGTATCACTTGTACTTATCACTCTTTCTTTTTGTACCATCTGAACGAGGTATTAAACCTTTTGCTTTCAAATGTGCTTTATCTGTAAAACCTGCCTTACCTGCTCTGTATCTTTTCATTGCGTCTGAAGTATCAGGTGCTTTCTCAGATAAATCTAAGTTAGCGAATTGAGAAAACGTCATGTATTCTTTTCTCATCTTTTTAGTTTTTTCTTTCATCTTATTAATATATGCACGATAAACTGCCGCTGCTTGCGTTTTACCCATAACTTTTGCTCTTTGTTCCATGGCAATCGCTGCCTGTATTTTATGTGCATGTTTCTTACCAGAACCTTCAATCTTTTGTACACTTGCTCTAGCATCTGCTGCCGTTGCAAATTTTAATCCATGAATTGTACCTTTAGGGTTTTCATCTGTATATAAGTCAGAATGTTTTTTAGACCCAGCGGGTTGACCTTTTTTTCTAGGTATTCTAGGATTATCTTCTTCAGTTCTTGCTCTATCAAAAGCACCAGGTCCTGGATATCCTTTTTCTCCTGGTTTCTTTTTTGGTTTACCTGCTTTACGTCTTTTGTGCATGTAGTACCAAAGTCCTTTTTTAGCCATTGCTACCTCCATTACTGCCGCCGTTACCAGCGCCGTTGCCACCGTTACCATTACCATTACCGTTCGCACCATTACCATTGGCATTATTATTACCATTCGCACCACTTGTGTTTTGTGGTTCTTGTTTTGATACTGGTCCTACTCTACCATAGTATCTATATTTTTTAATTATAGGTACACATGTTTTAAGTTTCTTATCATACTTAAATCCTGGTGGACATTTTTTATCTTCTACAAATTGTTTATATGTTAACATTTCTTGGTCCTTTATCCCAGTTTTTAGCAGCAGTAAAGTTTTGTACACTAAACTCTAATCTATCTACTAATTTAACTGCTTTGCCTGATTTGTCAACAGCAACATAACCCTCTGGATTAGTTGCTTGTAAACCTTTTGGTGTTACTTTAAACGTACCAATTGATTTAGATTTATTTAATTTAGATATCAAAACTGCTTTTGCTGTTTGCAATGTTTTATATGTAGCACATGCAAAATATATTTGTTTGTTTTGACCATCTATAAATTTTAGTCCTAACTTTTGTATTGTATTATACTTTTCTTTTGCTTTATCTGTTTTTACTCTATCTATTTCTTTTTGTGTTCTATCTTCATAAAACTTTCTAAACTTAGTAGCAGTTTCTTTTGTACTAGGCAAATCAGTTGCCGCTCTTATGAAACTATTTAAATATGTTTTAAGTTGTACACCTACAGATAAAGTATTTGTTTCTGATTTAATTTTGTTTAATAATTCTTTTGATTGTTTTAAACTACCTACTGCCATGTTCAATGTTTTTTTAAATTGTTGCATTTCACCTATTGTCATTGTGGCATTACCAGATACATCTTTATAACTTGCGTCATCAAAGAATACACTAGGTGTTCTTCTTAACTTACTTACGTTTGCACCAAAACTTGCTTTTAGTTTATCAATACTTTTACCTTTATAAGTTGTATGAAATATAATACCTAGTTTACTTGAATTAATTTTACGACCTAAACCAGATGCTTCTGGCACCATGTAAACAATTGTGTTAGGTTGAAAAGATATCATCTGCTCAGATTTACCACTAGCAGATTTATAAGTTGTTTTCTTTAGTGTAGAGTTTCTATATAATAAATCACCTTGTAATATCTCTTTCATACCTATTGTTGAAAGATATCTTAAACAATCTTGTAATATGTTAGCAACTTCGCCTGTGTGATTGTTCTTAATATCTTGTACAGAAAAGTTTACTTTAGGTGTTTTATTAAATACTGATTTTGTACCTACAAAGAATTTGCCATTTTCAGGATGTGGACCACACACTATAGCAGGCGCACCGTCCCACTTCGTAGTTATGTTTACTGCTTTGTTTGAATTACCTGATAACAAGTCTGCTGTCGCTTGCAAAAAGTTAACTGCATTTTGACCGCCTGCAAAACCATTATTAATAATATCATCTTCTAAATGTTCTAAGTGAGTATTTTTATCCTCAGTTAGAAAATCAAAAGCGTAATCTACTTCGTATGTGCTATTATCAATCAAACTTAATCTCCTTCTTTACACTAATTAAAGGTTCAAAACCTAAAAACGTCATTAAATTATTTACTGAGTTTGTAATAAATCCTTTAACTTTAGATACTATCTTAAAGTAAATACTTTTTACTTTTGATTTAATTACGTCTAATATACCTTCTTGTAATTCTTCTTTCTCACTTGCTGACATAGCGTCAACAATTAATGATACAACTGACCAGAAATTGTATTTACCTGTTTTACCTTTTGGATTTGCTTTTGTTATTTTTGCTTTAGCAGTCTGACCAGATGTTTTAAATCTTGCCTGTAATCTCATCTTACTGGCAATCTTTTGACAATATGCGTCATCATCTACACTATGAATTGAAACCTTTTTGCCATCTGCTGACGCAACGACCATATATTCTGCCGCTGAATTACTATCACTTCCATATTTCTCATAACCAGACATTGCTTCTCTAGCAAATGCAATTTGAAAATCTGGACTTTTTTCAAATAACATTCCTAATTCTTTCATACAATCTTTATGTGCTTTCTCAGCAGCGTTCACAACAGGATTATTACCTTTCTTAATAATAGGTCTTAATTGACCTGGTGCTAATGTACTCTTAACAAAACTTTCAAATATCTTATTTACTTTTTTAAATTGTGGGTCTGATTTTAATTTTGGTGTTGTTTTTAAGGCAGCATAGAATGTTGCCAAGGACTCTGCCTGACCACCTGACATAAGTTGTGCTAGACCTATCTTCAATGATAGTCTTTGTTTACCTATGAGTATATCTGTTTTAGGAGTTGTGTCTGTTGCACCATATGATTTCCAAAAAGATGTTAGAGAAGACTTAGCACGACCATACTGTTCTGCTTTAGCATTTTTGTTACCAAATCTTTTTGCGATTGCTTTGGCGATGAGTTCGCCTGCTTTGAGTGCTTCTGGACTTTTTAGTAATGTTTTGTAAACACCAGGATTGATACCTACTTCTTCAGGACTTTTAATTTTCTTTCTATTGTTTTTGTGCCAACCAATAACTATCGCTGCTTCGTAATCTTCAGCTTTTAGACCTTCTTGTAGTTGTACCTTTTTTTCCTCGTATTCGTTGAAACTTAACATTTCAATTCCTCCATATAGTGTATATGTACTATTTAGTCAAGGAAAAACTTAGGAAGACCACCATTTACTTTCCACGGTTGGTTTTCATTATGAAAATCTGCGAGTTTTCTGGCGTCTTTACGAAAGTCAAAAGTAGAAACCTTACCCTTTTGACCTAAGTTGTTAGTCTGCCATACCTCAAACTTGATATTCTTGCCTCTCTTTACAGACTTTACCTGCATAGAGTAACCTGTAGGAAAACTAGTATTGGAAGTCTTGGAACTTCTTGTATTTTTCCTCTGGCGTTTCTTCCTTCGTAGGGTTGTGTTCGACATATTTCTCCTTTTGCTCTGGTTGTATTAGATTTTGTGCTGATTGTTCTATATCAAACAATTTCATTCTACTTCTATCAACACCAATAATAAACTTTCTATTCATTGTTGGATCGTTGTATCTGTTTTTTAATTGTTTGACAAGCATCTGACCTGCCTTTTCTAATTCTTCACTACTAATCAAAGCAAACATAAAGTCTGCTGTTGCTGGTAAACCAAAACTTTCAGACGTATCTTCTAAACCTACATCTGTGGAAACAAAACCTGTTCTTGTAGTTTGTGTTGCCGTTACAATTGGCACATTTAATTCTACTGCCAACCCTCTTAATTCTTCAGCAATTGCTTTTATGTAAGTATAACTGTTTACATTAGCACCTGCCTTAAATCTACTTGAAGCACAAATATTAATATAATCTATGAATATAATATCTGGTTTAAAACTTTTCTTTAATGCCAACTCATTTACTAATGCACGATAATGATTTGCACCTGCACTAGCAGTTGGATATTCTTTGATGATAACTGTACCTGTTGTTTTGCCTTGTAATTGTACTATCTTATCGTTAAACATTTTTCTGTTTAACATATGTAAATCTTCCATAGATACGTTTAATAAGTTAGCATCTATTCTTTCTGCAATTCTTTCCTCTGCCATTTCCATTGTGATATACAATACATTCTTATTATCTGCCAAGGCAGCGGCAGCCTGATGACACATGAATAGAGTTTTACCAACACCCGTACCTGCAAGAGCAACGTTTAGTGTTTTGTTTGGTAATCCGCCTTTGGTAACTTTATTGAAGAAATCTAAATCAAATGGTATTCTATTTTCTTTTTTATGATAATAGTCAAATCTTTTTTCTATATCAGACAAGTAATCATGCCCGACATTCTTATCAAAAGAGACGGCAAGGGCGTCTCTCATTATTTCAGGTATTGCTTCTGCTGTTTGTTTTTGATTTTTGCCATCTAAGATATGAATACCTTCCATGACGGCATTATGTACTGCACGGTCTTTACAAAACTTTTCTGTAGTATTTGTTAACCAATCAATATCAATGTCTTCTTTATTAAGTGTAGATATTAAATCAACAATAGATTGATATTGTTTCTCGTTTAAGTCTTTACGTTTACCAATATCAATTTGTAAAGTTTCTTTTGTAGGTTGTTTATTATACTGAGATACAAACTTTTGTATTTCAGAAAATATTACACGCTCACTATGGTCTTCAAAATACTCAGGTTTTAAAAAAGGTAAAACCTTTCTAGTATATTCTTCGTTATGTATTAGATTTTTGAGAGCTGTTCTCTCTATCTTCTCCGCTGTTACCACTTACATTCTCCTTTTCTGCCTCTACGGCTAATATATCACCTATAACGTTTATGAAGTCACCAGAATCCGTATTTGCATGTCTTGGATTCTCATGTACATTATATTCAAATTTAAGTCTTAACTTACCGTTTTCTTCTCTAGGTGAAATTTTGCCATATGTATAAACAACGTCTTGGTATATACCTTCTTCTATTTTAAATCCTGTAAGGTCGTGTTTAGGATTTTCCATGTATGTATATTTAGGAATTGCCATAACTATATTCTTTTTCTGCCGCTTCGTCTAGTTGTTTCATAACATCTTTTGTAAAATATTTATCTGGATCAGCATATATACTTTTCGCATATTGTTTTGTGCCATCTGGTAATTCTATTCTTGTAGATACTTGTTTGAATATGCCATGTTTAACTGCTAAGTCAACTAAACCATAGTGTTTATCTAAACCAGTATCATATCTTAATCTTACATCAACCATCATGTTTTCTTTTGACAATCTGGACTTTTGTGTTTTACAATGTATGATATTACCAACTACGTCTGTGCCTTCTTTTTCTTTTTTCTTAGATAGATAAACAATTGTACTAGCAGCATATTTCAAACCTGAACCGCCACCCATTTCTTTCATTGGCATATATGCACCAACTACGTCATATGTATGATTAGTAATAATCATAGGTACTTTTGTTCTACCTAATTTTAGTGTTAATACTCTAAATGCAGCTTTGAGTATTTGTGCTCTAGTCATATCTCTAGTTTCTTTACCCTCTGCTGTATCTTCAACTTCTTTTGTTGTTGATAACATACCTAAACTATCTAAGACTAATAGTAATGGTTTTCTATCTGCCTCATCTTGTTCATTGTATTTGTCTAATATTGTTAATGCTTGATGTCTAAACTCTTGTACTGTAGTTACAGGCATAATTACCATACGTTCACTATCAATACCTCTATCTTCAATAAGTTTTTTAGTTAATGCACTTTCACTTTCAAAGTAAATTACACCAGCGTCTTTATTATTATCTAAAAAATTCTTTACCATACCTAATACAAAGAAAGTTTTACCTGTCGCACTTTCACCTGCAATAGCAGTTATCTTGTTACTAGGTAAACCACCATTTACACTACCTGATAGTAAGGCATTAAACATATACGAACCTGTATCTATGAAACTATCTACATCACCTGCTTCGACACCTTCACTTACTACACTAGCATATTCATTGCCAGTTTCCTTAATTATCTGTTTTAGAAAGTCCGCCATCTGTTTTCTCCTTTTGTTTTTGTTCGTTCTCTAATTTCTTTAAATGAAACTCTAGTTTTTCATAGAGTTCGCCAACTGCTTTCATTTCAGTAGGTCTTATTGCACCTCTTTGACTAGTTGCTTGTATAAGTTTTACCATAGTCACATAGTCTGTCATTACAAGGTTTTTTTCAATCATTGGTATCATTATATCACACTCCTTTGGTTAAGTCAAGCTCTATCTTATAATTTGTATATTGGCGTCTTCGTGCCATATTTCGAGTTCACTTCTAATAGATTGATTGGTTTTTAACTTATTATATCTTTTAGTAGCAAGTTTCTGCCACCACTTGATTGTATTTTCTAATGTAAACTTATCGTAATGTAAACCTTTTTTAAGTTCGTCTGTTTCTCTTTTGAGATATTGTGGTACATTTTCATAACCATAATCAGACATATAAAATCTTTTTTGTTCAGTTAAGTCTCTAGTTTTATTTACAAACTTACTAAACTTATCATATAGATTAGCGTCATACTTCTTTAAACTTTCTTTGATGATAGACACCATCTTTGTTTGTGTTTTGAGTTTTCTACTACTTGCTTCAGGATCAACCAAAGGTTCTCCGTTTCTTTCTGTAAACCAGGCATTCATTTTTTTAAATGCTTCGCCATGTAATAGTGGTAAAAAATGACTATCTGTTAAACCTTTAAATCTTAAATAAGGTTTCATACCATCATACTGACTAGATGATTTACTACTACCATATAAACTTGTTGTTTCAAATAAACATATGTTAGTATTATATTTCTTATTTAGTATATCTCTTACATGATGAGAACAACAAATTGCCGCTAACAATTTACCACCTAGATAATTATAACCAAATGGTTGTGTTGGCACAATTACGAAACCCATAATAGCACTATTATTAAATCTACCCATTTCATCTAAATCTGTAGTTGCAAGAGGTCTACCAAGATATTCATTTCTAGGTTTACTATTGATTACAGGACTACCAAGTCTTATGAAACCAACAATAGTATTTGTAGTTGTTTCTGTAACTAATAATCTTATAGACTTACCAGGTATACTAGACATGTTTGTATGACTAGATGTTTTGTTTAACATTCTATCAAATACTTGACCATTAGGTTCTGTAACTTTAAATTTCATATCTTCAGGAGATACTTCAAAGTTGGCATAAAAATCATCTTCATCTGCCATGCCAGGTAACTGAAATGGAAAGTTCTTTACTTGTTCTAACTTTTGTTCTTTAAGATACTGGTCTATTCTTTCATACTGACCAAAGTATTCTATAAAGTAATTCATCGCCCATGTAGCGTCTTGGTTATTTAATATCAAAAGAAATCCTCTAGGTTACTTGTTTCGCTTGCGTCAACTCGCCATTTAATTGCTTCGAGTATAAATCTTAGTGGTTCCATAAATGATTTATTAAACTGTAAATCATAATCTATAAGTTTGTGCATATCAAATTCTTTTGGCAAATCTGCCATAAAAGTAATTACATTTGCATTCCACATATTCTTTCTTAAATGTACAAACTTACCTTTATCACCTTCATATATTCGTTGATACTTATGTGCCACTTTTTTATTTTTAAGTAAATGATTATATAACAAGGCACCTTTTACATGCATTGGTGTGCCTTTCTTGTATATAGATGTTGTATCAGAATATTTTTCCACATTGTTTATACTACGAGGGAAACCTATTTGTTCTGGCGTCATATGTTCAAACTCTCGTCTAAAGTTTATAACAAATTCTTTCATTTGTTTTTCATCACCAGACATTAGTATTTTAAAACTTTCTTTTAGTTTATCTCTAACTGGTAATGGCGTTGAAGTCTTAACTGCCTCGATACCCATAATCTTTAATTTAGGTTCTGGATATTGTACACCTTCAGAATTGTGTACATTTAAAATATATCTTTTCTTGGCAGTCCAGATACCTCTATCAGCAATTGCTTCTCGTTTCATAACCATCTTGTTTTCTTTTACATTCATATAATCGCCAAGTTCTTTATATACTTTTGCAATATATGGTTCTAATCTTTCATGGCAAAATGTATCAAGTGCTTTTACAATTTTATTCTTATCAGTTGCACCTGTCATCTTTACAAGTGGTGCCATATTAATATAAACGGAATCTGTATCAGACGCAATAATATAATCGTCATCTGTTTTATATAACTTATTAAAGTATTCGTTTAGTTTCTTCTCAATCCATTTAATGTTAAGTTGACCAGACATAGTAATCGCTTCTGCTTGTCTATGGTCATAATATCTAAAGTATTTGTTACCAATCGCACCATAGGCACTATTCAATGAAATCTTTTTAGAGTGTTGTATGATATAATATTTTCTTGCCAGTTTTTCATACTTAGGATCTTTTGTGTTAGCATACATCTGGTCTGCTTCTAACATTTTCTTTTTGTAAATTGTTCTATCGTTATATTCTTTTTGTATAATTCTTGGCAACATACCTTGTACGTCTCGTTTATACATTGTGCCATTGGCAGCAATACAGTTACCATCACTTGTATTTACTTTTTTATCTAACAAGTCATCAATCAATATATCTTTTTGTTTTGGTAGTATAGTTTCAGGACTAATATTGTATTGCATAATCAAATGAGGATATAGTGAGTTCAAGTCAAATGATACAACCCAATCATGGAAACCTACTTTAGGATCTTTTACATATGCACCTACAAGTTCTTTTGCTTGTACACTACCAATCTTTCTCATTGGTACAATAATATCATCTTTCAATAGTTCATTGAATATAATTGTATCCCACATTCTTACTTGACTAAAGACATCTTCAAAGTTTGCCTTTGCATTATAAGACATAGTGATTGCTAATTCAATAAGTTGTAATCTATCTTCTAGTTTATCAACAAGTTCTACGTCAACAATATTATAATCTATAAAAGATTGTATATCATTTTGATACCATTCTTTAAATGTATCATATGGGTTTTTATCTTTTTGTTCACCAAGTTCTACAAATGCAATATGGTCAAGTGTATAACGTTCTTGGTTCTTAATTGTAAATTTAGCATAGAGTTGTAGATAGTCAAGTTGTGCAATACCTAGTAATCTAAAAAATGTAACTTGTCTACCATTGTGATATGCTTGGTCTTCATCTACAATATTCCAAGGCGAAAATCTTTTAATTACATTCTCACCTAATATCTTTTTAGTTCTATTGATAAGATAAGGCACGTCAAAGTATTTACTATTCCAACCTGTTAGTATATCAGGTGTATATTGTTTCCAGAAAGCAAGAAACTGTTTTAATAAATCTTTTTCACTTTCACATTTAATATAGTTGACATTCTTTTGTTTTACTTTGTAATCTACTAAACCCCAGACCAATATAGATTTTCTTATTTGGTCTTTGATTGTAATACAAATCATTTTTTCTTCAGCGTCATCTACATTAGGAAAACCTTTTTCACTTTCAACTTCTATATCTATTGTGTATATTCTTAATTTATTTTTATCGTATTCTACTGTGCCTTGATAGTAGTCAGCAATGTATTGATATTGCCATCTGTCTGTACCATAAACAAAGTTAGGATGCTCTTCATATCTTTTGATGAGCATTCTTGCTTCTTTTACAGTTTTACATTTACGAGCAACTAGTGGCGTGCCATCTAAAGCACGATACTTTGTTTTGCCTGGTGATTTGTATGGGTGATAAATTGATGGGACATAATGTAATCTATCTTCAAATCTTTCGCCGTTTTGAAAACCACGGACAAGTAATTCGTCACCATAAGGTGAAACATTAGTATAAAAATCTCGCATAAACAATAATATATTATATCACAACTGACTTATAAAGTCAAGCTTATTTTTGAAAATATTTTTTTAACATTTCTAATTGGTCATCATACTCAGCAATATGTTTCAATTCTTTTTCAATTGTTTCTATATGGTCACTATGTTCAGCAACACCTGAAACATTTTGTATATGTGCTTCTACGTTGGTAACATGCTTGTCTATATGACCTTGAGCATGAGACATTAATGCCTTAATTATTTGTTCTCTCATTATCTTTTCCTTCTTGTTCTGGTTTCTTGCCTATGTTATACTTAGGTTCCAATATCCAGTCTTTCTTATCTTTGTAAGGTAAAACTTTAATTTGAGATAATGGTGCCTTTTCTTCTATAGTGCCAACCAATTCAATTAAACCCCAATCACTTAATAATTGAGATATCGTATTACGTCTTTCAATATCGTTAGATGTAATATTACTTTTTTTGCCATCTAAAGCAAATAATTCTTTGAAGTGTACAATAAAATATCTGCCTTGTTTATGTAATATATGACAAGACTGGAATATTTTACGTTCTTTTCTACTTGCAACACCTATTCGTGTAAGTGTTTCTCTAATCTTTAGGAAATCATCTGGTTCTTTGAGTTTGACCTCAAGCATGCTCTCTGGTTTCCATTCTACAATATCACTCATTTTTTCCCACCTTTATGTAGTTTATCTTTAATATAGTCAACCTGTTGTTTAGTGAGTAAGTCAAGTGCTATTTGTGCCTTTTTATTGCTATATTTGTAATATTGCTTAACCAGCTCTAGGTTTGCCAATTTGCTAGCCTTTAACCACTTACTAAACCTCTTTCGAGGTCTAATAGTATTTAGTAAAAACGTAAATTGCATATGCTTTGAGGCATGGTGTAGTCTATTCATTTCATTTGCAAACATAACTGTATCTGCAAAGTAAGATAGACCTTTGTTAATAATAAAAGGAGGATATTTTTTCTCCCATGTTTTATCATCTGTATCCATTAACTTTTTTTTAGACCAGTTAATAGATGTTAAGTAATCTGTTAATTTGTATTCGTTCATATAAATCTAGGTCCTGTAATGAAGTGTGATAAAGATATCCTTTCGCCATTAGCGACAGGTGTAACTCTATGATGTAAACCTGATTTAAACATAATCATATCGCCAGGTTTAAAGTCAATACTATATACTTGATTATTCCATATTTCAAACTTACCACCTTCATAGAAAGTAGGAGATAAGTTCATAATTAAAGTTAATTTAATATCGTATGTTAAATCTCTGGCAGCGTCTGTATGCCAATCATAGTTCATACCTAACTTGTAAGTGTTAAGTAATAAAACATCTAAGTTACTTTTAGGATATACATTGTAACCAAACTTCTCTTGGTTGACTTTATATGCTGTATCAAAGAAACGATTGAGTTCAGGCATTCTACCTGCTGATATTGTATAGACATCAGCATTCTTCATATTGCCTTTTTCGTTATGACCTTGTAGTTCTTTTTTTTCTTCACCTATCTTGTCTTTTAGAAATACGTCAATAAGTTGTTTTCTTTGTTCTACTGATACTACATCTGTCCAATGCCAATAATCATACATCATTTAAATTTACACTCACCCATTATTTCAGTTAGGCAAGCGACCATATTCAATTCAGGATCTGCCACAAAAGCATTCTTGTATTGATACTCTGCCAATAAAATACACATAGCAGGTATTGTCTCAGGTTTTAAAACTTCATAAAAGTTTTGATAGAGTTCTTTATACAAACCAGTAGCGTCTTTATCAACATTATCTACTACCCATTTTCTCATATCACCAAAGTGTTTATTCTTCAATGCTTTATTGAGACCTTGGATATTCATTTCTGTAATAGAAACTAATATGCCTGTATCTATCTTACCACTTACACTATAACGTTGTAACTCATTGATTGTTCTTCTAAAGTCAGGATAGAATTTAATAATTAATTCTGCCAAGACCTTAGGATCAAAGTCAATGTTTTCTTGTTCTAGTATTGTGGATAATCTTTTGTGAAATAAACCTGCTAATTTTTCTTTATCTTTTTTCTGAATAGAAAAATTAATTACAGTACATCTGCTGTGAATAGCAGGTATGATTTTGTTTTTATAATTACATGTAAATATAAATCTACAATTATTACTAAACGTTTCTATAAAGTTTCTTAATGCAGGTTGAACGGACTCAGCGTTCATGTAATCTGCTTCGTCAACAATTACTACTTTAGGTTTATTTGTTTCTGATAATGAAACTGTACTAGCAAAGTTCTTAATTTGATTTCTTACAATGTCAATGGAACGACCTTCGTCTGAACCATTAATCATCATTACATCACATTCAAGTTCATTACATAATGCTTTCGCAATAGTAGTTTTACCTGTGCCAGCAGTACCTGATAATAATAAATTAGGTATTTCACCTTGTTTAACTATCTGTTTAAATGTATTCTTAATATCAGTTGGTAAGATACATTCGTCAATCTTGGTAGGTCTATATTGCTCTACCCATAAAAAGTTTTCCATAATATAACCTCATCTAATTATCCAGTAAATTTACTTGTATTCTCTAACGCAACCCAATATTCAATTGGTTTAGATTTGTGTTTAAAATTACTAATTAATTTTGATGAGATAGAAACATTATAGTCACCAGGTAACATTTTTAAATGTTCAGTTTTAAAATGAAACTCAAACTTAGAGTTTGTTTCGCCAACTTTAATACTAAAGTTATTAGCAGTATCATTCTTCTTATCAATTGCTGATAACATGATATCACTACCTTTACTTGATATAGAAATATCAGGCAGTTGTAACATAGCAGCAGCTTTCTTAACTTTAGTTAAATCTGTTTCAGTAAGTGTAAACGATACCTCTGCTTCAGGCATTTTTACATCTTTTTGTGGAACAGTTAAGATAGACGGATCAGCAAAATAGTATTTTGATTTTGTTGATGTACCTTCTTCACTAATAGATAACGACTTGTCATCAAAAGCAAATGTTGGTTTTGTAAATAAAGACATCACACCTAAAAACTCATTCAAGTCATAGATAGCGATATCTTGTGGAAAATCTTCACTCACATTAGCAGTAGCAAGGATATTCTTCATTGTAGAGATAGTCTTTAATTGTTTACCAGGAGTAATCACTAAATTAGGATTAATCTCAGAAAAGTTTTTAAGTATCTCTTTTGTACTTTCACTTAATTGCATTATATAATCTCCTTAATTATTATTATATTTTTCAGACATTACAGACCTGAGAGCAGGTTCTTTATAATGGTCTTGGGACAATTGTATTACAGCATAATGAATAACTTTCATAAGGTCTTTCTTATTCTTGCCTTCTTTTTTGCCATAACGTTGGGCATATTTCAAAATATTACCCATACAGAAACCATCGCCGTGTCCTTGGTCGATTATGATTTCAGTTGATTGACGTTGTGATTGTGCATAATGACCACCATATGTGCCATCAATATAATCTTTAACATCTTTCAAAATCTTATCTTCTTTAAATTTATACATAACTATATCCTATCATAAAACAACTCTTTTGTCAAGCTCCATATTAAAACTAATTGAAACTCTTGGTTCATTTTTATTTTGACTAGGTTGTACTGAATGAGTTAACCAAGGCGGAAAAAGATATAAAGTATCTGCCACACTTGGCATTGTCCACATGGCAGAGTTATAGTTATTGTTAGCATGAGGTTTCCATTCTACATCTATCCAATATGCTGACGGATGTTTAAACTCAATATTACCACAGTTTTCTGGTGTAGCAATATAATAAACACCAGATATCACACACTCGCCATGTATATGTGGTTTGTTATAATGCCCAAAACGATTGACATTAATCCATACATTGTCAAGTTGACATTTACCTAGTTGTAATGTTTTTGAAAAATTGTTGGCGTGTTCGTTTATTTCTACAAACAAATCATTTAAATCAGGAAACTCGCCATTTAAATTGTTAGATTGATAACCACCTGCGTTTGATAATTCTCTAGTCTCATTGTCTATCTCATGTAATAAACAATATCGTTTCATCTGCTCAACATCTAAACCTAGTTGAGTTTCATATACAGGTATTTTAAATATATCGTTTATCTTCATAATATAAATTATAGGGCGGATATCTCACCGCCCTATCTATCAATTAAAGTAAATGTTTTTGAGTATATCCCATTTACTTAACCTTAATTGTTCTTGCTTGTTTTTCTTTAGGAACAATTCTCTCTAAAGATACTTTAAGCAAACCATCTTTAAGTTCAGCACCTTTGACTTCAACGTCATCTGCTACTGTAAACGACTTAGTAAAAAATCTTTTACTGATACCTTTATGTTCGTATTCAGTATCTTTATCTTTGTCGTCATTGTAAGGTTTAGATTTAATTGTTAGTACACTTTCCTCAAGTGATACTATAATATCATCTTTACCGTATCCTGCTAATGCCATTTCAACATCATACTTGTTCTTATCAGTTTTTACGATATTGTAAAATGGAAAACTAGATACCTTAATAGTATCGAAATCGTGGTCAAACATTCTTTCAAAATTGTCGAACACGCTGTCGAAGCCTACTGTTACTGGTCTTAATTGATTAAAAATAGATAGTGCTTTGTTAGTCATTCTAACCTCCTTGTTTAAGCAAAGTTACTTTTAATATAACGACAACCCATAATGGCGTTGTCATTATTATTTATATAATCACTAATTTTAGGATTACAAGTGCTGGGTTTGGTGTTTTTTTTAAACCCAGCAAAATTTATTACATTTGACATATAGTCACCGTTACACCAATTGACTTGCATTTACGAGAGGCAAGTCTTACCCAGGATTTACGAACTACCTGGATAAACTATTTATGCGTATGCTTGTCCCTCAAGCGCCATTAAGCCAGCGGCTACAATCGCTTTTGAAGGTGTACCAATTCTGTAACTAGTACCTTTTGAAGATTTATTGATATATACACAATAACCTTCTTCTCTTAACTTATCTACAACCGCTCTTGGTCTCTTTAAGTTAAATTTAGTTTGTGCATCACTCCATGATACACTCGCACCTCTTAACATACTGTTAAGAAATTTAGTGCTGTTCGCTATTCTCGCTCTTCCCATAACAACTTTTCCTTTCTTGTTTTTGGTCTTGCTTGTTTTTCCATTATCACTAATGAAACTTGTTAAAATATTAAACATATTACTTTTCCCTTTCCCTTAGTCGTTTAGCTTTCAGGACTCGCTTTATGTTTTCTTTTTTTATTCTTTGTTTTTTAAGAGAAGGTTTCTCATAATATTGTCTTTGTTTTAACTCTCTCATAACACCTTCTTTTAAAAGTTTTTTCTTTAGCTGTCTGATTGCTTTTTCAACATTGTTGTTTTTTACTATAACAGTTAATGACATAATGTAACTCCTGTGTTTGGAGCGGATACCAGGTAACGCACCTGGGTCTCCAGTTTGGTAAACTGGCGTAATACTTTTATACCATACCCGCCTAAAACACCGTGGGCATGTCTGCCCACGGATACGAGGTCTACATTATGGACAAATTTCGTATTATTCAGAAACACTAGGTGTCTCCTCATTTACTACCTCATTGTCATTGGTATCTCCAGACAAGTCTTCTATATTGACACCTGCGTCAACTTTAGAATACAAGTCTAAGAAACTGTTTTTAGTATCATCATCAAATCTGTTAACACAGACTTGGACAGCTTTTAACTTATTCTTAAAGATAGCAAAAGCATTAATGATATGTACTAGTCTTCTAGTAGCAATAATCTCATCAACACCGCCATCATAAAAAGTTTTTCTAATAACGTCTGCCCATTTTACTAAGTTCTCAGTAAACTTACCATCTTTTAAATCGTAAGCAGACATAACGTTATCTAAAATTTTCTGTTCTACTTTTACAGGAGGATACTCTTGTTCAAATGTAACAGGAAATCTTTCAAGGAATGCTTCATTGAGTATATTAGTACCAATAAATCTTCCGTCTTCACTACCTTTACCTTTAGTATTGGCAGTAGCAACAATATTGAAACCATCAGCAGGTTCAATAAACTTACCTATCTTTTTAAGGAACACACCGTTACCTTCAAGTATTGGTTGTAAACACATAATCTTATTAGAAGCAAGGTCAATCTCATCTAATAAAAGAAGAGCACCCCTTTTCATTGCGTCAACAACTGGACCGTCATGCCACACAGTAGCACCGTCAACTAATCTGAAACCACCAAGTAAATCGTCCTCGTCAGTTTCAACAGTAATGTTCACTCTAATTAATTCTCTTTTTAACTCAGCACACGCTTGAGTAACACCTAAAGTCTTACCGTTACCAGAAAGACCTGTTATAAATGTAGGATAGAATATTTTAGATTTTACAATATTCTTAATATCTTTGTAATTACCAAAAGATACGAAAGTTGCCTCTTTATTAGGGACTAAACTTTCAGTATTCTGAGCAGTCTCTTTTAGAGTAACTGTCTCAGCAACTTCTTTTTTAGGTAATTTTTGTTTGATGTTTTTACTAGGGTTAACTACGCCGTTAGATGGTAACTTATATAATCCTCTACCCACTTTGTAGTCTCCTGAATTTACTAACCAACTGTTACCAGTTAAGTTAAATTTAGTTTCAAGTTCTTGGACTTGCTTTCTAGTAATCTCATCAGATCCATATTCTTTCAAAGCAAGGTCAACAAACTTTTGTTGTTTTTCGTTTAACATAATGTAGTTCTCCTTTTTCATTAATTTATAAGTATATCCTATCATAGAAAGTGGAATAAGTCAAGCAAAAAGAACCGTTGGAAAACAAAGGTTTTTTAACTTTCTGCTGTGTCAGAATGTCGCACTTTGACATTATGCAACCCTTTCCACAAATTTATTCAGTAAAACTCTGGATATCTTTTTAGTTTTTAAAGTCTTACTAAATTCTGCTTTCATTTTAGCGGCAGTCATTTCAGGTTTGATATCTGCTTCGCCATCTTCAATCTTTAAATTTTTTCTTGGTATGATAAACAATTCATCATAACCAAAGTTAGTAATAGTACCAACTTTGTCCTTTCTCATTTGCTTTCTAATCTTATCAACTTCTTCGTAATTTCTTCTCTCAGGCATAAAGTTAGCAATGTCATAGTAATTAGCATTATTTCTACTAGTAATATAGAAACCAATAATGTTAGTACCAGTTTTTGCTCTTAACAAATCAAATAAAACTTTACTACTTCTACTATATCCCCAACCTTCATACTTGTAATTTTTTCTAGTTTGTTTATCTTTAATAACTAAGTTAATATCACCATGAGGATAATCACAATCTAAACTACCGTCTTCTTTAGTGAATACAGTATTACTTAACGAATGACCTGCACCGTCAGTTAAAAAGATAGTATTCATTTTTTGTATTTTATGTTTAGCAATAAATTCTTTTACTAAAGTAAATGAAGCAATGATGGCAGGATCCAGAGGAGTACCGCCAAGTCTGAAACAATTTGGCATTGAAATAGTTGTATAATAATCTGGATCACCCATATATCTATTTCTTCTATTACCATAATAGTCAGTATGATACTCACCAAATCTATATAAGTTTAACATATTCTCGTTATACTCAGGAGTTTTTTGGTCACTAGATAACCACTCAACTAAGTTTACATTCTCAACAAATAAGTCACCTTGTTTATGTACAAAAGGAGACCTGTCTAAACTTTTAGTTGCTCTACTTGTCCAACCATAATCTTCATCTAAATCTTTATTGAAAAAAGCACCTCTCTTAATATCAGAAAAAGCAAATACTCTAAAAGGTATTTGAACTGCTTTACAAAACATTGCTAAGTTGATAGTTTGTTTAATAGTATCATCTATGTTTGTTGACATACTACCAGACCAATCTATAAACATCATCATACCGTGATTTTTAGCACCAGGTTCTACTTGTATCTTTTTGAATATATCATCATTAAATTTATATGAGTGTATTTTATTCATATTGATAATACCAGTTTTACTTGTTAAAGTCTTTTTATAATTATCTGCCGCTTTCTTCATTTCAAATTCTTTTGCCATATAAGAGACAGTTTTTGATTGTGAGTTTTTCCATTGTTTAAATCTCAATGCACTAGCAGTTAAATCTTTTTGTTGAAGATAACCAATTCTTATTTGATTAGAATAATATTGTTTGTATATCTCATTAATTCTTTTAGAAGATATTACAACGTTTTCATCTTTAACACTAGGTAAAGTACAATATATTCTATCTTTAACTGTATCATCTAATTTTGATAAAGACTTAATTGCTTCTTCATACATTTGGTCAGATAGTGCTTCGTTCTTACTAGGGTCAATAGTCTCTGGTATATAATCTGGATTGTGACCGCCTAATATACCTTTCATACTATCTTGTTTTTCTTTTTTATCATTTTCAGGTTTATCTTCATTACCTTTACCATCTGATTTACCAGACGTATTGTCTTCTTCTTTATTATCATCTTCATCACCAGAACCTGAAGTTGTTTGTTCTTCATCTGAAGGATCCTGACTATCATCACCGTCAGCAGGTACATTATCTTCCATGCTGTCTTCTAAATCTTGTTTATCTTGTTTTGCTTGCATTGCTTGTTTATATAAAGGATCTTTTTCTTTATCGTAATTTTCTTCTTTAGAATAAGCAAAGATTTGTTTTGCTAACTCAATAACATCATCAAAGGTTTCTAAATGATTTGATTTCTCAATAAAATCTTTTTCTTTAGATGTAAAGTTAATTGTATTTTCCATGTGACCAGACTTAGCAAAGATATTAAGTCTATCAATAAATTTCATGTGGTTGGCATCTTTACCAATGTTACCAAAAAACTCTCTAGCAACTAATTCTTTGTAACCGTTAAAGTATGATTTTCTAAGACCAGGATATTTTAGTTTCATCTTCTTATCAATTCTGATATCTTCAATAACGTTTAGATAAGAATGTGGAATATTGTATTTCTTTTTTGCTTCGTTTAATTTTGTTTCATCAGCAGGAGTCCATAATGCATGACCAACTTCATGTCCACAAAGTAAATCATATAAGTCATTAGACATATTGTCCCAAATAGGTAAAA